CTTCATCAGTTTTAAGTAGAAAAAACAAAGCTAAAACTTGGGAGTATGGATATAATGATAAATATGAATTTATTAATATATCGAAAACAGGTCAAGTAGGTAATATAATTTCAATATCTAATTTAATTATAGCTTTACCACCAACGCCAAAAAAATGTTATGCACGCAGTGTAAATAAAAAAGAACAATATTGGCAAAGAAAAGATTTACCTAAAGATTTAGGCAAAATTCAATCTATATTTCAGTGGAACGAAATGCCTTCTTTATTTAAACAAAAATGGGTAGGATTTATAGAAGATGAGTTTGATAATAGAGAATTAGGATATTGGTTTATGAACAATGGTAAACCAACATACATTACAGGAGCTCACTACATGTATTTACAGTGGTCTACTATAGATGTGGGATACCCAGATTATCGTGAAGCTAATAGGTTATTTTACATATTTTGGGAAGCATGTAAAGCTGACACCAGAAGTTTTGGAATGATATATTTAAAAATAAGAAGGTCTGGTTTTTCTTTTATGGGTTCATCAGAGTGTGTTAACACAGGAACATTAGCTAAAGACTCTAGAGTTGGGATACTATCTAAAACAGGAGCTGATTCGAAAAAAATGTTTACCGACAAAGTTGTTCCAATAGCAAACAGACTTCCGTTCTTTTTTAAACCGATACAAGATGGTATGGACAAACCAAAAACAGAGCTAGCTTTTAGAGTTCCCGCTTCAAAAATTACCAAAAAAAATATGCACGAAATATTTGATGATGAACTTACAGGTTTAGATACCACGATAGATTGGAAAAACACAGATGACAACTCTTATGATGGAGAAAAACTTTTACTCTTAGTTCATGATGAAAGCGGTAAATGGATAAAACCAAATAACATTCTAAATAACTGGAGAGTTACCAAGACATGTTTGAGATTAGGTAGTAAAATAATTGGAAAGTGTTTAATGGGTTCAACCTCAAACGCATTAGATAAAGGTGGTAATAATTTTAAAAAACTGTATGAAGATTCTAATGTAAAATCTAGAAACGCTAATGGTCAAACAAAAAGCGGTTTATATAGTCTATTTATACCTATGGAATGGAACATGGAAGGTTTTATTGACATATACGGTCAACCAGTTTTGAATAAACCTGATAATAAAGTTAGAGGAGTTGACAATGAGTGGATATATAATGGAGCTGTAGATTACTGGAAAGCTGAAGTAGAATCATTAAAATCTGACGCTGATGCTTTAAATGAATATTACAGACAATTTCCTCGTTCAGAATCTCATGCATTCAGAGACGAAAGTAAAGGGTCTTTGTTTAATCTAACAAAAATATATCAACAAATAGACTACAATGATTCTTTAATCATGCAACACCACTTAACAAGAGGTAGTTTTTACTGGGATAATGGTATAAAAGATAGCAAAGTTATATTTAGACCTGATAAGAGTGGTAGGTTTCAAGTAAGTTGGATTCCACCCAAAAGCTTACAAAATAAAGTTGTTGATAGGAGAAATGGTAAATATCCAATGAACGAACATATTGGTGCGTTTGGTTGTGATTCATATGATATATCTGGGACAGTAGGAGGTAGAGGCTCTAATGGGGCTTTACACGGATTAACAAAATTTAGTATGGAAGATGCGCCTAGTAATGAGTTTTTTTTAGAATACGTTGCTAGACCTCAAACAGCAGAAATATTTTTTGAAGAAGTTTTGATGGCTTGTGTCTTTTATAGTATGCCTATTCTAATAGAAAACAACAAACCTAGATTGCTGTATCATTTTAAAAATAGAGGTTATAGGGGTTTTTGTATGAACAGGCCAGACAAACATTCAAACAAACTTTCAAAAAGTGAAAAAGAACTAGGTGGCATACCTAACTCCTCTGAAGATGTAAAACAATCTCATGCGGCAGCTATAGAATCTTATATAGAAAAAAATGTAGGTTTAGATTTTGAAGGTCAGTTTAGAGAGGCTGATACTATGGGCTCTATGTTGTTTATTAGGACATTAGAAGATTGGGCTAAGTTTGATATTAATAATAGAACCAAATACGATGCTACTATAAGTTCAGGTTTAGCTATTATGGCAAATCAAAAACATATGTATCTACCGCAAAAAAAAGAATCAAAAATAAAGCTTAACTTTGCAAGGTATACTAATAAAGGAACAATAAGTGAATTGTTAACATAAATGAAGGATGTTACTATAGATATATCATCTGTTGGCTTCCCTAGTCAATTTGTTTCTGATGCAGAAAAAGCTACAGATGAGTTTGGACTTCAAATAGGGCAAGCTATTCAGTACGAATGGTTCAAAAAAGATGGAAATAATTGTAGGTATTATAATCAATGGAGAGATTTTCACCGTTTAAGATTATATGCTAGAGGAGAACAGTCTATTGCTAAGTATAAAAATGAGTTAGCTGTAGATGGTGATTTATCTTATTTAAATTTAGATTGGACACCAGTTCCTATATTACCAAAATTTGTAGATATCGTTGTAAACGGGATGCAAGATAGAGAGTTCAAAGTAAAAGCTTTTGCTCAAGATGCATTATCTCAATCAAAGAGAAGTAAATATCAAGACATGGTAGAGGGCCAAATGGCCGCCAAAGATGTTTTATCAGTAGTGCAAGACACTACAGGCTTTAATCCTTTTACCATGAATCCTGATAATTTACCAGAAAATGACGAGGAATTAAATTTATATATGAATTTAAACTACAAACCAGCTATTGAAATTGCAGAAGAACAAGCAATCAATACGGTTTTTGAAGAAAATCATTATGATGATATTAGAAAACAAATAGATTACGATAGTACAGTTTTAGGTATGTCGGTTGCAAAACATGAGTTTTTACCAGGTGCTGGTGTTAAAATATCTTATGTTGACCCAGCTAATGTAGTGTACAGTTATACCGAAGACCCACATTTTAAAGATTGTTTTTATTGGGGTGAAATAAAAACTTTACCTGTAGTTGAGCTTTTAAAGATAGACCCAAAACTCACCAATACAGATTTAGAAGAAATAACTAAATATAGCCAAAGCTGGTATAACTATTATAATGTTGCCCAGTTTTATGAAAATGATATTTTTTACAGAGACACTTGCACATTAATGTACTTTAATTATAAAACCAGTAAAAAAATGGTTTATAAAAAAAGAAAACTAGAGGGTGGTGGTTCAAGAGTTATTGAAAAAGATGATAGTTTCAATCCACCAGAAGAAATGATGGAAGAAGGTAAGTTTGAAAAACTAGAAAAAACAATTGACGTTTGGTATGAGGGTGTTATGGTTATGGGTACTAATATTATACTAAAATGGGAACTTGCTAAAAATATGGTAAGACCTCAATCATCCTCTCAACATGCATTACCTAATTACATAGCGGTAGCACCAAGAATGTATAAAGGAGTTATAGAATCTTTAGTTAGAAGAATGATACCATTTGCTGACTTGATACAAATAACACATTTAAAACTACAACAAGTTATAGCCCGAACTGTTCCTGATGGGGTATATATTGATGCTGATGGACTTAATGAGGTAGATTTAGGAACAGGTTCGGCATATAATCCAGAAGATGCCTTAAGACTATATTTTCAAACTGGTAGTGTAGTGGGTAGAAGTTATACTCAAGAAGGAGATTTCAATCAAGGTAGAGTTCCTATTCAACAGTTAACTTCTAATTCAGGAGCATCAAAAACACAAATGCTTATTGCTAATTACAACCATTATTTAGATATGATACGTGCAGTTACAGGTTTAAATGAAGCTCGTGATGGAAGCACACCTTCTCCTGACTCTTTGGTTGGGGTGCAAAAATTAGCAGCTCTAAATTCTAATACAGCGACAAGACATATTTTAGATGGAAGTTTGTATATATACAGAGGGCTTTCAGAAGCAATAACATATAGAGTTGCGGACATCTTAGAATATTCAGATTTTAAAGAAGACTTTATAAATAAAATAGGAAAATTCAATGTAAGCATATTAGGTGAAATATCTGAACTTTATATATATGATTTTGGTGTATTTATAGAGCTAGCTCCAGATGAAGAGCAAAGAGCTATGTTGGAACAAAATATACAAATGGCATTATCTAAGCAAGACATAAATCTAGAAGATGCTATAGATATACGTGAAATCAAAAATATAAAACTTGCAAACCAATTATTAAAGGTAAAACGTAAATCTAAACAAGAGCAAGACCAGCAGAAAGAATTACAAAAACAAGCAATGATTAGCCAAAACCAAATACAATCACAAGAAATGGCTGCTCAAGTTGCAATGCAAAAAATGCAAGCTGAAACACAAGGTAAAATACAAGTTAAGCAAGCAGAAATAGCTTTTGAAATAGAAAAACAACAAGCTGAAGCACAACTTAAAGCTCAACTGATGGAGCAAGAATTTAATTACAATTTACAATTAAGAAACATAAGTGAACAAGCATTGTTTTCTAGAGAAGGTTCTAGAGAAGAGGCAAAGAAAAAACGTATTAGCCAACAAAACACTCAACAATCACAACTTATAAATCAGCGTAAAAATAATTTACCGCCTCAAAATTTTGAATCCAATGAAGATACTTTAGATGGATTTGATTTAGCGGAATTTGAACCAAGATAATGCTTAAAAAGAGCATTGTTTTTTTATTTAACTTTGTAAAAATTTAATCTAATGGAATTAAAAGTAAGGGCTGTTGAATCCCCAGGTGAAAAATCAACACAAGAAGTCGAACAAGAGTTGTTAGACAAACATGAGCAAAAGGAAGCCGATACACAAAATGTAGAGGAAACCCCAAAGCAAGAAACAGAATCTCCACAACAACAAATAGATTTTGAGGAGAAGAAAAAAAATACAGTTGAAGATTTAACTGAAAATGAAATAAAGAATGAAACTCCTACAGAAGAAGTTGAAAAGGAGTTAGATGAAAAAAATGTTCTTTCATTTATTGAAAAAAGGTATGGTAAGCAAATAAATTCACTTGATGAATTAACAGCTGAAAGAAAAGAGGCAGACCCTCTTCCTGAAGATGTTGCCGCTTACTTGAAATACAAACAAGAAACAGGCAGAGGTATACAAGATTATGTTCATTTACAACAAAATTTTAATGACATGCCTGATAATTCTTTGCTTAGAAATTACCTAAAAGCTACTGAAGGTGAAGGTTTGGATGATGAAGATATAAATTCTCTTATGGAGGACTATACTTACGATTCTGAAATTGATGATGAAGCAGCTATTAGAAAAATAAAACTATCAAAGAAAAGAACTATTGCCAAAGCAAAAAAATACTTTAATGAGCAAAAGGAAAAATACAAACAACCACTTGAGTCAAGTTCGGTTGATAGTCCTGCCGCAAATGAAGAGTTAATAGAGTATAGGCAATATTTAGAGTCTGTGAAAACTCAACAAAAAGAGAATGAGTCGAAAAGTAGTTGGTTTGCAAAAAAACTCAACGAGATATTTGATAATGATTTCAAAGGTTTTGATTTCGTGCTTGACGATAAAAAAATCACTTATTCTCCAGGGGAAGCTGATGCAATTAAAAAAAACCAATCAACACCTATGAACTTTATGAACAAGTTTTTAGATGAAAAGGGTTATTTAAAAAATCCATCAGATTATCACAAGGCTTTATCAATAGCGATGAATCCTGACAAATTTGCTAAGTTTTTTTACGAACAAGGTAAATCTGAAGCTACAGAAGATGTAATGCGTAAGACTAAAAATATAAATATGACAGAACGCAAAGCACCTGAAGTAACTAATAAAGGAGGATTCCAAGTCAGGTCACTTTCTTCTTCACAGGGGAGAGGCCTAAAAATTAAAAGTATTAACAAAAAATAAAAATAATAAATTATGGCTGGAGCAGTTCAAGCAACCCCAGGGTTTGCTTTACAACCAAGTGCGGAACAAGTTCCGTTGGTTTCAAACTATATAACAAATTTCGACTTTTTGAATCAGTATCTTCCAGATACTTTTGAAAAGGAGTTCGAAAGATACGGCAATAGAACTATTGCTGGTTTTTTAAGAATGGTAGGGGCAGAAATGCCATCTAATTCTGACCTTATAAAATGGGCAGAGCAAGGAAGACTACATGTAAAATACACTAACTGTGCATCAGGTGCTAACGCAGCTGCTGACACTGCTACTATCACTGTTAATGACACTTTAGTGCCAGGTTCAGGAAGTATAGCTATCAGAGTCGGACAAACTGTAATGATATCTGATAATGCTGGTTCTGGTGCTAACAAAGGAATAGTTACTAATGTTAGCACAGCAAATGGAACATTTGACGTTGCATACTACGAAGCAGGTGGACAAGTTGGTGGAACAGGATTAACTAGAACAGTATTTATTTATGGTTCTGAATTTAAAAAAGGTGCAAATGGAATGTCAGGTTCTCTTGAAGCTGATGACAATATCTTTTCTAATTCACCAATCATTATAAAAGATAAATATGCTGTTAGTGGTTCTGATATGGCACAAATAGGTTGGATAGAAGTTACAACTGAAAATGGTGCAACAGGATACCTATGGTATTTGAAGTCTGAGCATGAAACAAGACTTAGATTTGATGATTATCTTGAAACTGCAATGATAGAAGCTGTACCAGCAGAAGCAAATTCTGGTGCAATAGCTGTTACTGGAGACGTTGGAAACAAAGGTTCTGAAGGTATATTCTATGTTGTAGAAAATAGAGGAAATGTCTGGGGTGGTGGAAACCCAACTGCGTTAGCAGATTTTGATGCTGTAATATCAAGACTTGATAAACAAGGTAGTATTGAAGAGAATGTAATTTTCGTTGATAGAGACTTTAGTTTTGATATAGATGATATGTTAGCTGCACAAAACTCTTACGGAGCTGGTGGTACATCTTATGGACTATTTGATAACGATAAAGAAATGGCGTTAAATTTAGGTTTTACTGGGTTTAGAAGAGGTTATGACTTTTATAAGTCTGACTGGAAATATCTAAATGACCCATCAATGCGTGGAGGTTTACCAACTGGTGCAAACTCAGGAAGAATAAATGGTCTTCTTGTGCCAGCTGGCTCAACTACTGTGTATGACCAAATTTTGGGTAAAAATGCTAAAAGACCATTCTTACACGTAAGATACAGAGCTTCTGAAACTGAAGACAGACGTTACAAAACCTGGATTACAGGTTCTGCTGGCGGTGCTGCTACTTCTGATTTAGATGCAATGGAGGTCAACTTTTTGTCTGAAAGAGCTGTTTGTACCATGGGTGCTAACAACTTCTTTTTATTCCAAGAGTAGTAATATTTAATAAGGGAGGTGTAAAAACCTCCCTTTTTTAACTTTAATAAAATTTAATCTAATGAAAAAAAATAAAAAAGTATTTGTAGATAAAATCTACAAACTCACCAGAGACGCAGCACCATTATCTTATTTGCTGCCCACAAGACACAGTCGAAGAATGCCTTTACTTCATTTTGATGAAGAAAAAGGTGTTAATAGAAGTATGCGATATTCAAGAAATCAAAAATCAATTTTTGAAGATGAGCAAGATGAAAATGTCATTATGGAGCCTATTGTTTTTGAAGACGGCTTTTTAAGAGTTCCTAAAGATAATCCTATATTACAAGAGTTTTTATATTATCACCCACTCAACGGCAGAAAATTTGTTGAAGTAAACGAGGAAAAAGATGCAGTTAAAGAAGTTGAAAATTTCAACAGTGAGGTTGATGCTTTAATAGAAGCTAGAAAGCTAGACGTGACACAAGTGGAAAACATTGCACGTGTTTTACTAGGGGCTGATACATCAAGAGTTTCAACAGCTGAATTAAGAAGAGATATTTTAGTGTTTGTTAGAAACAACCCAGTTGAATTTATGAAGATGATTAATGACCCTATGTTAAAACTTCAATCACAAGTAAAGTTATTTTTTGATAAAGGATTACTATCATTTAGAAAAAACAACAAAGAAGTGTGGTTTAATTTAAAAACCAATAAAACTAAAATGTTGACTGTTCCGTATGGAGAAGATGCAATGTTTATAGTTTCATCTTATTTGCAAAGTGATGATGGTATAGAATCATTAAAACTACTAGAAAAAGTTTTAGAATCGGATATTTAAAAAACATTATTCAATAAGAGGTCAAAATTAATGACCTCTTTTTTTTTACGTATCTTTGTAAAAAACTTATAGATGATTAATGCTGTTAGAAATACTGTTTTAGCTATACTAAACAAAAATAATTATGGCTATATATCTCCTGCGGATTTTAATCTATTTGCAAAGCAGGCTCAACTTGATATCTTTGATGAATATTTTTTAACTTACAATAGTCAAGTTAATAAAGAAAACGCAAGAGTTTCTGGTGAAGGTTATGCTGATATACTAAAAAACATAGAAGAGGTTATAGATTTTTTTTCTGTTACAGCAAGTTTATCACGAAGCAGTTTAAATAATTATATTGTACCCACTTCTTCCACTACAGGTTCAGATTATTATCTTTTAAATAAAATTTTGATTTACAAGAAAACTGTAACGTCAGGTATAACATCTGCAACTGGGGGTGGTAATACAGCTCTTATTGATTCTAGCCAAACTTTCATTACAAAAGGTGTGGCTGAAGCAGATGTTGTTTCAATTATAATAAGTAATAATGTTGTATCGAATTTTGTAGTTTTAAGTGTGGATAGTGAAACACAGCTTACATTAAACTCATCGGCATTAACAACAACCAGTTTACAATATTCTATTTATAAAAAAAATGATTTAACAAATGAAGCAGAGCAGGTATCTCATACCAAAATTACAATGTTAAATAAATCATTACTTACAACTCCAAATGTAACCTTTCCAGCTTATACTTTAGAAGGAAA